GGTGGGGGTCTAGAAGACTCCCTGCCGCGGGGGGTTTAGGGGCTTGGTAGGTTTATTGGCGTCGATGTACGCCGTGATGTCAGCGCATAGGGCGATGAACTCATCGTGGGTCTTATTGTGTTTAACCCAATTGGCTTCAGCACAAACCCAATGAATGTTCGATGCATCATTGGTACCGCCACGACATACAGGTATCTTGTGATCTACCTGTGCCGTCCTGTCTAACTTGCGTCCGGTGTATGCACAGCGTCCTCGCTGGTTATACCAAGCACGGGAGAAGACAGCACATAGAGCGGTGGCCTCGGTGTTGTCGTTAAGACGAACAGAGTGATGCAATGCACGGACAAAGAAGAAACGGCGCTTGTTGTACTTCTTGTTGGATACCTGCTTTATCAACTGCCACTTCCTTGGATTATCGGCACGGTACTTGGCATTGCGTAAGAGCTTTGCCTCCTTGTTGGCATAATACCTAACCTTAGCACGCTCGCGTAACTTAGCCCTATTGGCCTCTAAGTTTCGGTAGTATGCTTTAAGTGCGCTTGAGCGCTTGTCTTCGGGTACTCGTAGGTTGCTCATTTAAGTAGGTTCTACTTTGCTACCTTTGGAATACGGTTAACCTTATTCTTATCGCGGCGGACGTTGACGTGGGGGAACAGGCCGCAGGCGTCGGAGTTCACCAAGCGCATAATCTTTCTGGCTCGATAACGCATGGTGAAGTGGCTGATGCCATGCATCTTCCCGATGGTGCGGGAGTCCAGGCATCCGGGCAGGGACAACGCCCACCGCACCAGCTCGACGTGCCGGCGGAACTCAAAGTTGTTGGAGTAGGCGATGGCGTCGATGAAGGCCTTGAGCATAACGCCCACGTGATCGCGGGAGATGAACGAGTCCACCTCGGTCCGCACCCCTTGCGTGTCGGTGTGCGCCCATGCGGGATGGTTGGGGTCGATGTCGAAGACGTGCTTGCTCGGCACCATCTCGCGGTAAGGCAACACGCCGTTCTCCCGCATCTTGTCCTGGGCTTTCTTCGGCTGCTTAAAGAACCAATCATCGAAGGTCTTGGCCTCCTTGGCCGGAGCCGTCATGTCATTCAGTCGAGCCATTAGGCGGTCTGCTCCTCCTTGTCCTGCATCGTCCGCCAGAGTTTGAGATACGCGTTGAAGCGCCGTTGACGCTCCTTGTCCAAGCGTGACGGCATGGCCCGAGATGGCTTGGGCATCGGCTTGCGAGGCTTGGACTTCTTGGACACAAGGGCAGTCTGTTGAGGACTTTAGCACAGCGTAAGGAAATTATGCTTTAGTCTTTGGAGTAGTCGTTATGCCAGTACCGCTTGTGCTTGATGAGGTATTTGTTGGCCTTTAGCCAATTGAAGAAAGACCTAGCCGTACACATCAGTTGATCCGGATGCTGTGCTGTGGCACGATGGCAGAGTTCAAGAACCATGCCTTGTGGGATGCGCCTAGGCCACTCTCTGAGAATAGCTTCTCGGCGTGGGATGTACTCGCTGTTCCACTTTAGGAATTGCTCGATGAAGTCTATGTCAATTCGCTCTGGCTTCATCTTCTCGATGTACCAAAGTCTCCGATATTCGCTGTAATCCTCGGGATATCTCTCGTACAGTTCGTCGAGGTACTCCCGCTGCTCTTCGGTCCAATCGTCGGTCTGGTCGCTCATAGGTTTGAGAAGCAGTTGCGCCAAAGCATGGAGTCATCCTCGAACTTGATGTAGCCGTAGCGTATCATCGTCTTGATGTAGGACTCGGTCTTGGTCTGGTCGGCCGCGTTCTTGGATTTGTCGATGAGTTCCCGCAGCTGGGCACGGCTGAAATGGGAAGGCTTCTTGGCCAGCCATTCTCTCATCCAAAGACGATGCTGTTCGTGCCTGTCGGAGATGGCCTTGCGGCCTAGTTCGGCGAGCCTGAGCATCCTGGGTCGGTTGGCTTCCCACATCTGGCGATAGCGCTCCTTCGTTTCGATGATCTCGGCCTTCGTCAGCCTTCGCGGTTTTCTTTGCCTGTTTGTGTTGTTCATGGGTTGGAGAGTTTACCCTGTATCTTGCATCTGACCCAGAGCCCGCCCGGCGTAAGCCAAGGGCTAGGGCTTCTGGGTGGGGGACTGCATTTGTATTTGTCCCCCTAACGCTTTGATAAAGGAGTTGATAAAGGATTGTCTATTACCCTGTCTATTAGCCTGTCCTTGAAAGTCAAGAGATGGGTGCTATTTTGACCTGTAGGGCGTTTTGGGGTGGTTCGGCTATGTTGCCTTGTCCTACCCGACAAAACGCCTTGGCGACCCCTTGGCGGGGCTGGAATAGGCATCCTGCTGGACGGACAGGGTCGTGCTTCGGCGTTCCCAAGCGATGCGTCCCTGTTCGCGGGCGTGTCGGAGGGGGATGGCGGACGTGAAATTGCCTTGGTCGTCCTTGAGTCCGGCACGGCCACCGCGCTTGGGGATGCGGAGGGTGTAGAAGGGCTGCTCTTCGGCCCCCTCGGCGGTCGGGTCTTTGGTCAGCACCATGACGGCACGATGCCAGTTGGCGAGCTCGGCGGAGCCAGAGCCAGCATAGGCGAGGTCGGCGAGGGACGTTGACTTGTCCTTGGCGGGCTTCGTCGTGTGGTGGACGGAGAAGAGGATGACCCCCGTGTCTTGGAGGACGGGCTGGATGATGTGGCGCAGGAAGTGGGACGCGGCTTCCTGATCGGAGAGGTCAACGCCGGCGAACCCGAGGATGGGGTCAATCCAGACGAGGTCGGCCTTGTGGCGGGTGACGAGCTCACGGAGCAGGACGCCGAAGGCCTCGCCAGTCCGCACGGCCTCGCGGTAATAGAAGACACGGTCGGCGAGTTGGTTCACGATCTGCGAGCCACGGGCGATGCCCATGCCGTCGAGCGTCCCTTGGATGCCCTCCGCGACGTCCATCTCGTCATTCTCGGATTGGATGATGACCGAGGTCAGCGGACCCTTGCGGGACTTGATGCCGAAGAAGTCATGCCCAGGAGCGAGGGCGAGGGACAGGGCGGCGTGGGTGACGAGGGCGGACTTGCCGGCGCCCGTCTGGGAGACGAGGAGGCAGGAGCCACCGCGGCAAAGGAAGCGGTTGCCAAGGACGCAGGACGGGTCTTGTTCCTTGTCGGAGGCGACCATCGTGCGGAAGTCGAAGGCCTGTGAGGTTTCCTTCCCCTGCCCCTTGCGCCGTGCGAGGGACTTGGCAAGTTGCTCTTGGGCGAGGATGATGGCATCGGGGTCGGCCCCAGCCTGTTGGGTGACGCTCAGGACGGCCTTGGCATACTCCGCAAGTTTGCGTAGGTTAAGGGCTTTAATCACCGCATCCGTCCAAGCCTTGTTCGGCTGGATGAACTGCCCGGTCGTGGACAGGTCGGAGACGGTGAAGGCCTCGACGGGCGAACCGATTTGGCGGAGGCGTTGGCTGACCGTCAGTTCGTCTGGGGTCGTGCCTTCCTCGACGAGCGCCGTGATCGCGGAGGCGATGTCCTGATTGGTCGGCTCGAAGAAGTCGGATGGGATGAGGCCGTCGGGCAGCGGGAGCCCTTGGGCGATGGAGACGGCAAGGATATGCCGTTCCGCATCGAGGGCGGAAGGTGGAGGGAGTTCCATGGCTTGGAGTGGAGGGGGACTAAGGGGCTTAGGTTCGCCTGCGTCCAGCCTTTTCGCCGTAGTGGGCGGTCGGGTAGGGCTTGGCGTCACGGCGAAGGACGACGCGGTAGATGCGTTTCTCGATGAGTCCGAGCTTCATTCCCTTATGGATGGTGATGCGTGCGGCGGTGCGCTCCATATTCCAGACCTTGGCCCAGCCGTTGATTGTGCGGAAGCCCTTCGGTGGGGTCTCGGCGGTCTGGTGGATGGCGGCCATCACCTTGACCAGGAGCGGGTCGGGTTGTCGGCGGCTCATGGTAGTCGGTAGTCTTTGACGTTAAGGTCGCGGCAATACTCGATGGCGTCGTGGGCCTTCAGCTTGTAGTAGAAGTTGCGACCGACGTATAAAAGGATTGTGCCAATGACTTGCCCAGGCTGACGAAAGGGCGGGTCGGTGTCTTGGAAGTAATACCGCACCTGTCCGTCGTCGCCGTAACCGATGTAGATTTGCCAGCGTGGTCGTGGATTGTCGCTCATGGGGTAAATGTCTTTAGTTCGGTCTGCCAGATCCAGACGCCGCCCATCTTGTGGACGAGCCAAGCCTTATAGTCACCGCCCTTGGTCACGAAGCCGGCGACGAAGCCGGAGCCCCAGCGGGATGTTGCGAGGCGGTGGGACGCGTAGTCCATCTCGTCCTTGCGGCAGAGGCAACCAGCGGAGAAGGCGTTCCCGCCCCCGTGCTTGGTCAAGGCGACGCTTGCGAGGTTGTGGGTGTGCCCGTGTATCAAAGCCCCGCCGTGGGGGCTGTAGTGGAGCCCCTGGACGACGGTGGCGTTGGCGCCGTGGGCGTAGCCGTGGACCATCGCAACAGGGCCGAGACGAAAGACGCCCTTATCTGCGTGGTAGGGCAGGATGACCTTGGCCCCGTTCTGCCGGGCGACGCGATTGATGCGGGCCTTTAGGTCGGTGCAGTAGTCGCGGACGATGGCCTGCCCGTGGCCCTGCATCGAGTCGAGGCGGTGTTCGTGGTTGCCCCAAAGGTAGACGGTAGGCTTCCAATTGGCGAAGAAGTCCTCGCCGGCATAGACGTCCATGGTGAGGGACTCAGCACCTTCTCTGTCAGTTCCTACGCCCTTGCGGAGGGAGCGGAAGTCGTAGTGATCGCCACCAGCCACCTTGACGTCGGGCTTGAAGTCCTTCGTGAACTCGTAGAGGGCCGAGAGGGCTTCGGGGTCTGCCATGTCCCCGTGGCTGTCGGAGGCGAAGATGAACTTGGTCAGTCGGCTCATACGCTTGGCGTCTTTGGCAGTTCGGTGGGCTGGGCGTACTTGTCGTAGTGGCGCACGAAGCGGAGACCGAGGCGGTCGGCTGCGTGGTAAAGACCTGGCGTGCTGAAGTCGTACTTCTCGGAGGTCTCGCGTGCGGTCAGACCCTGCTCGATGCCGAGGCGGACGGCTTCCTTCATTGAGATTTTACCCTTGGCGAGGAGGTTCTCCTCTACGCCCCCGAAGGCCCGCTTGCCCGCCTTACGGCGCCGACAGCCCGCAGGCCAGATGATGCCGTGCCGGCAGATGAAGGCCTCCATCTCCTTGACGGCGACCTTCGCGATCTTGGCGGCGTCGGCAGGAAGCCACGACGCACGGATGGCCTCGCGGATGGCCTTGGCGATGTGGCGGTCATAGGGGTCTTTAAATTGGTCAACCCTGATATGCGGCTTGGAGTCGTAGTGGGGACAGGTGGCGAGGAAGCGGAGGCGGTCGATTGAAACCCCCCACGCTTTGGACATCTCGGCCAGTTCGTCGTCGGTGGGGGAAGGCATGGCGTCAGAACTTGTCGGACTCCTTGGCTTGCTTCCAGACTTGGCGGACGGCGAAACCGTTCTCGGTCGGGTCGAACTCGCCCAGGTGTTCGTCGAGGGCGTTCCCGGCCTTGATGAGGACGTCGATGCCGTTGCGGTAGCGGTTCAAGTCGATGGCGGAGATGACGACCCATTGACCGTCCTCGGTCATCTTGAGGACTTGGGAGAGTTGAAGGTTCAGCGCGTTGACCTGAGCGAGTTGCCGTTCCAGCTCCTCGATGCGTTCCTGCTTGGTTGGCTTCTTGCTCACGACTGTTGCTCCTTCTCTGCTTTGGCTTTTTCTGCCAGTTCATCGATGCTCTTGCATCCGTGAATAGCCATAAGTTGCTCAAAGGCCTTGCGATGTATAGCAATCATTTCCTCTGCGGCTTGTTCGATTGGAGATTGGTCGCTCACAGTTGCAGATGCTTGGCTACGGACGCACCGACCTCGCGGATCGTCACGGCGGTGTTCGGCTTGAAGACATAGGTCTGGTCGGGGATGACGCCTTCAAGCATCTCGCGGATGCTGGTGGCCTCCTCGTCGTTAGCCGGGCCGACGCCTTCGGTCTCGATGTGCAGATGGACGACCCGCCAGCCACGGACCTCGCCCATCAGTTGCTTCGTCACGACCACCTCGTTGATGTAGCGGGTGTCGGGGATGACGACGTGGCCCCGCTCCTTCTTGGCGGACTCGGTGAGGTTGAAGATGAAGACGTCCTTGTGCATGGACCGGGCGAACCGACCCATGGCGACCAAGGTGTCGCGGTGTTCCTTTTTGAAGGTCTCGTCGAAGAAGTTTGCCGTCAGCCCGAGCTGATAGGCGAAGTCGTTGGCGGCGTCCTTGAGGGCGTCGGCGAAGGCGATGCGTTTGATGTCCACGCTGTAGCGGGTCATGCCTTCCGCGAAGGTGTCCTTCCCGCTGCGGGCGTACCCGGAGAGAAGGACGATGGTCTGCGGGGCTTGGAGGGTGCGGCGCATGGGTTACCAGTCGGTCGGGGTCGGGATGGTGGAGGCGGCAGAGCCTTTGCCCTTGGGGAAGTTCAGCTTGTACTTGAACTGCGGCTTGCCCTGCCATTCGCCGTCGGGGGTGACTTCCACCTCGACCTCGAAATAGATGCCGGTCGCGGGGCGGAGGTAGTCCAGGAACGCCGGCACGGAGAGGTCGGCCTTCGGTTCGGAGACGAACTTCCCGCTGATCTTGCCGACGAGCATGGCGAGGCTCTTGCCGTACTTCGTGCCGTAGGACTTGGAGAAGCACTGGCCTTCGGCGGTCTTGAAGAACAGGCGGGCGGAGACGCCGTCGTCGTAGACCTTGACCTTGTCCTCCTTGGGGAGGGACATCTTCAAGACATACTTGCCGGAGGCGTTGAGCGTGGTGAGGGGCGGGCGGTCGTTTTGGTTTTCCATGTTGGTTGTGGGTTAGGAGATTATTTTTTGTCGGAGAGTCTTTCGGCCATTCGGACTACTGCGGTTAGATACCCAATAGTCACCAAGCAAGTGGCGCCGATTGCCCAGAGTGCTACGGAAGCCCAAGGGACAGACGATAGGTAGGCATCACAGCAAAAACAAACAAGCACACCTGCGGAGTTCTGGAGGATGCGTGTTCCTGCCGTATGCCTTACTTCTTCTTCGCTGGTCATGTGGGTTGTGGGTTAGGCGAAGTTAATGGGAGGGAGGGCAGCCGTGGAGGTCGGGCGGGCGATGGTGATTACCTCGGTCGGATACGCTGGCCACTCATTGAAGGACTTGCAGACCTCGTAAGCCTTGATGGCGGAGAGCATGAGGGCTTGTCCTTCGGCGATGAGGTCGGGATGCAGTTCAAAGACGGCGGTGAGGAACGGCGCCTCCTTCTCGACGACGAGGAAGCGGAAGCCCTTCGGACGGACGCCCCCGAAGTTGAGTTTGCAGAGTTCAAGGTACCAAGCGGCCTGCAGTTTGAAGTCGTCCGACCAGATGAGCTGACGACCGAAGCCCTTGGGCGTGGCCTCCTCGGCGGTGGTCTTGATGTCGTAGATGTAGCCGTCCTCGGCGATCAGGTCGATGGAGCCCTTGATGGGGACCATGTAGTCCGCCTTGAGCATCACCTCGGTGGCGACCGGGACGATGTTGTAGCGGGCCATCGCCTGCTTCACCGCGTCGGCGTAGGACAGCGCGTTATCGTACTCGTCCGCCTTGCAACGGATGTCGTCGGGCTGGAGGGTAGACGCCCAGTAGGCGTGGACCTCCTTGCCTTCCTTCGTGCGCTTGTCGGCTTCGGGTTCGGGCTTGAACTTGGCGAAGGCCTCGGGGTCGAGGACGGCGGCGTGGGTCATGATGCCTTCACGGAGGGCCTTGGAGTCCTTGCGTGGGTTGGCCTTGTCGTGGGCGTACTTCGCGGGTGCCTTTAATAGCAACTTCGCTGAAGTCTGGTTAAGTGCGTCAATCGCGTCGTACTCTGCTCGGGTGCGGGCGGCGATGCGTTCGTTGAACTGTGCGATGGTATACATGGCTTGTGGTGGGTTGGTGGGGAAGGGTTAGAGCACCTCGTCGGGATTGTCCACAAGGTTCTCGGCGTCGATTAGCGTCTTGTCCATGTCCTCGGCTTTCTCGTGGAGGTTCTGGACGCTGACCAGGAGCGAGGCGAGGTCTGCCCGGACGATGTTGAGCCGTTCCCGCAGCTCGACCAAGTCGGCGGGGTCGTCCACCTTCGCCGAGTCGGTGATCGCGAGGACGGAGAGGAGGCGGTCGGCGTCGATGCTGACCCGGTGGATATCGTGCTGGGTGACGAAGGTGGTCTGGTAGGCGGTGAGGCTGCGGGCCTCGTTCTGGAGCCGTCGGAGGGCGGCGGCAAGGCGGTCTTGGGAGGTCATCGTTTGAGGGTCTTGGATTTGGAGAGGGTCACTTCCTTCACGATCGTCGGGGAGCAGATGAAGACCCGGACGTTGGAGCGGTAGAGGGTGGGGAGGGTTTCGGCGCTCCAAGCCTTGAGGGCCTTCTCGAAGGCGACGGCGGTCTTGGCGGTGGCCTCAACGTAAAGCATGGAGTCGAGCAGGATGACCAAGGCGAAAGGCTTGCCCTTATCTCGGAAGGCTTGGGTGGCCTTGTAGACGGAAGATGGGACGGTTTTCGGCGTCATCTTGGGAAAAAGGAGCGTGCGGAGAGCCAAATGGGGGTCAGATAAACAGATTTTTTGTTTATCTTGTCGGCGACCGATTGGCTGACGGCGTCGATGATGTAGGCGTTTCCGTCCTTTTCGAAGGTCGCCCCGGCCATCTCGGGGATGTGGCGGGACTGCTTGGACAGGATAACCGCGTCGAAGTCGGCGAGCTCGACCTCGGCTTGCTTCATGTCCGAGATGGAGAATTGCCGGACGGCCTCGGTCTTGACGATCCACATGAGGACGATGGTCGAGTCGGCGAGGATGACGTTGATGGGCTGACAGGCGCCGAGCTTGGATGTAGTGGAGGTCACGGCTGGCGTTTGTTCATAGAGATTTTAGGAACAGAAACATACCAACAAAGAACCCGACATAGGCAAAACACTCCAAGATGCAAAAACGAATACGCCAAGCCCTCTCAGCCTTAGCCTGCCTATCCATTTCGTCATACCACGCCTTGGGCGTGAAGTCAGAGGGATTGCGAACCGACACACCTGCGATGTATTTGATGTCGCTCACGACTGCACCCCCTTCTTGGCGTGCTTCCAATAACTTTTGATGACTTGGTTGTCGCCGGACATCCGGCAAATCAAGTCTGCGGTCTTGGTCATACGCTCGACCTCGGCTTTTAGGCGGGCGACCTCGGCCCTCTCGCTTTCGAGCAGCGCCTCAAGGGTGATGACGCGGCCTTGCAGCCGGGCGTTCTCGAAGAGGAGGTCGGTGTTCATTTGGCGGCGTTGCGGACGGCCTGCTCGAAGGCGTGGTTAGTGAGGACGGCGGCCTGTTCCGAGGACAGGTCTTTGAGGCCTTGTCCAGGCTTGAGCCAGCCCTTCGTGATCAGAATTTCCACGGCGGCCTTTTCGTACTTCAGCTCGCCCATGAAGACCTTGGGGGCTTGGGGCTTGGGTGCGGAGGCTTGATGGCCGTCGTCGTCGAGGTCGACCGAGATGCCGCAAGCGGTCTGGATAGACTGCCGGCGGATGTAGGTGATGGCACCGCCGACCTGTTGAGCCGTTAGGCCGTCAGCCTTGACCATCAGTTTCCCGAAGGCGAAGAGGTGGCCCGAGGTGTGCAGCAGGGAGGTGGACACGCCCACTTTGCCTTCCTCGGTCTCGAGGACTTGGACGAGGGCGAGGTTGTTGGCTTGCAGGACAGGCTTCACCGCGTCGAGCAGAGCGTCGAGCGAGACGTAGCGGGCCTTGAAGGCGGGGTTCAGTCGGTTGGCCCCGACGTTCTCCATCTTGGCGAGGGCGCCGATCAGGTCGAAGTAGGGATTGGTCTGCTCCTGGGGAGCGGTTTCTTTTTTGCTCATGGCTTGTGTGTGGGTTGGGTGGGAAAGGATTAGGGGAAGGTAGTCATCTCGTCCACCGTCTTCTGGGAGACGCAGCGGAGGCGGTTATCGTGGGAGAGGAACCAATAGCGGGTCTGCCCAGCGGGGCGGGGCTTCAGCTTGCGGGCCACCGTGCCGTCGGAGAGGACGATGTAGGACGAGCCGGAGAGTTCGCGGTAGGTCGCAGGGGCCTTGGCTTCGGGGATAGGGTTGGGTTGTTTCTTGAGCATTGGAGTGGTGTTAAATTGGAGTTCCCGGCCGCTGCAAGACTCTCACTTGCTTCATCATTCGTCACGCACCTATTTACTAGTATTGATGCGCTTCTTGTGATGCCGGGTTAAGACCCGGTGCTTCGTAGGTTTCAGCTCTATGCGGCTTGTCCGTTTTAGGGACTGGGAACGTAAGGGTTTATGTCGCTGATGCCGTGTCCAAGTTTGACCCTGGACTGGTATCTTTCAAGGATAAGACTTTGGACGAAGGATTGAAGGGTGCCACGAGAGATGCAGACTTGTCCAATCTTATGTAGGTCAACATCGACGATGGCGTGTTGTTTGTAGCCCTTGTAAGTCGTCCAATCGATGCGATAACGGACGCACTGCATCTTGCGTTTGATTGAGGTAATCAGATGGGCGTAAATAGGAAGGTCAACGCCGTCTATGCGGATTGAACAATAAAGCTCTGGCCTCCTTGAAAGCATCGTCAGTTGATGGCGCCACGCTTGGCGGCGTCGAGGATTAAGAGGGCGTCGGCGTTCCAGAGGGTGACGTCAACGGAGGGGAAGAGTTCGGCCGCTCGGGCCTTCAGGACGTTCTTCCATTGGGTGCCGGTGCGGTCGCCCTTCGTGCCGACTGGGTGGGCCTTCATCCAGATCGCGGGCTTCACGCGGTGGACCTCCCAGCCCATGCCGATGGCGGCGCCGTAGAGGATGCCCGTGTTCCACATCAGTTTGCCGATGGCCGAGCCCGGGATGGACTTGCCCGCGAAGAGCGGAGGCTCCTCAAGGTACAGGACCACGCGGCCTTTGGACAGGTGGATGTCCTTGATGAGGTTCACCACGTCCCAGTCGGTGCCGGGCATCTTGTGGAGTTCGGTGGTTCCTTCGGACGGGGTGAAGACGGCGATGCCTCCGTTTACTCCAGGATCGACGGCCACGATGGTTGGCTTGTTCATTATTTCGAGCGCGGGTCTCGGTTAATCCGAGCGACCACGATGCGAGTGATGGCGGGACATTTCCTTAGGTCAAACCCTTTAGACTTGAAGCCCGCGAAGCCGAGCTGGTGGGCGGCGTAGATTTCGCCGATCGTGGGCTTCCTGCCCAGCGCCTTGGTCAGCCGTTCCTCAAGGTAGGTCAGCCAAGAGGTGGCGTATTCCAGCCCGACCCCTTCGTCCGTGGACCAAGTGCTATACCCATAGGTCGGAAGGCCGTGGCGGGCACGCCAGAGGGTCGTATCGGCCCACGCAGCGGGGAAGAACTGAAGGAGGCCACGCTCGCCGAGACGCCCGATGGCCTTGGGGTTGCCGGATGACTCGACGAAGATGATGGCCTCGACCTGTCCAGGGGTGACGGCGTGGAGGGAGGTCGCCGCGAGGAGGAGGGTGAGGAACCTCACGACTGCACCTCCTTGGCTTTGTGCCACGCTTCGACTTCATCAATGCAAACATCTTCGACCTTCTCGTATTCAGACCAATAATTGCTGTATTCAAGACGGATGGCTTCTCCAGCGAGGGCATCCCCCGCCTTGGTCAGCCGCCGAATGTCGCTCGCCTGTCGATTAGACAAGGCAAGCAACTCGGTGTTGATGCGTTTGGAGTTCTCGACCTCGGCCTTGAGGCGGGCGTAGTCCTCCCAGCGGACGTAGTTGCCCCAAGCAACCTCTCTCACAATCGGTTCAATCATCTGGGCTTGGTATGATGGCTCAACGCATTGAGTTGAAGGCTCGTATCGCTTCGGCTCGCTCATCGTCCGTCCATCGTCGGGTGAACCGAGCCGGCGTCCTTCTCGCCGTTGCGGTCAACGAAGGACCAAGTGAACAGGGCACGGCATCCCGTGGTTAGGTTGGCGTAGATCGTCACGGCCTTGCACCCGTGGGACATTCGGAGGTTGTCCTCGGCGACGGCGGCGCAGAGCTGGATACGCTCGCGGGCGAACTTCTCGGTCCAGTCGCCTTGGAGGACGCGGTCACGGGCGTAGGCGATTTGGTAGGACAGGCCTCGGATGACATGGGCGGGGGACGCCAGCATATCGGGGACGTGGGACATGGGGTCAGGCATGGCGGCGGATGCGGTTGGGGTGGTTCTGCTTGCGGGCGTACTTGAACATGACGCCCATATTGAAGGCGGCCGTCCGCAGGGAATTGCGGGGGAGGCCGGTGAGGGCGGCGAGTTCGGGGAGGGTGGTCGTCGCGGGGTTTGATGCGAGGATGGCTTCCTTGCAAGCGCCGTGACGGCAGCGTGCCTTTTTGTCGGGTGTGGGTTGGTTCATGGGGAGATTAGTACTTGTTGATGATGTCGATGAGGCTGGGGCCGTCGGCGAGGGCGAGGATGTAGGCCGCGAGGGCGAGGCCGGCGAGGAGGGCGAGGATGAGTTTCATGTGGTTGGGTGGTTGGTTGGGGGTTAGGAGATAATGGCAAGTTTGCGGCAAACGCGGTGGATGGCTTGGTAGGCGACTTCGGCTTCTTCGTAGCGGGACAAGGCGTTGACTCGGACGCAGGAAGCGTCGTTGCGATCGCCGGCACAGGCAGAAGCATCGGCGAGGACGGACTGCAGTTCATGCTCTGCGGTGGCAACAGCGGCAGCGGCTTCCTTGAACTCGGCCTTAGCTGCGTAGAGGGCGCTGATGAGGTGGTGGATGGTGGCTTCCTTGTCGGTCTTGGTGGTCATGTGGTGTATTGGGTACGCCATTGAGTTATGAGGTCTTTAGATTTAAATACAAGACCAATCTTCTAAAAAGTTTAGGGACGCCATTAAAGACGCTTTAGACCCCCAAAGTTTCCAAAGGACGCCACCTAGGACGGGTTATGGAAACCCCCATTTGACCCCCTTGGCTTGGCTCAGGAGGCGTTTTGACGGCGAAAGCGTAGGAAGACCGCCACCCCCACCCCCACGCACCCGACCGCCAACGCCCACCCAAGGTCACGGCAAGCCTTCAGCCCCAAGGTCGCCGAGGTCAGTTGCCCTTCCAAGCGGGCGTCGTCGCTCTTCGTGCCCGCGTCCGTGATCAGCATGACCATCGCGTTCGTGTCCTGGAACGAGCTGAGGATGTAATCCGAGATGAAGGCCACGGCACAAGCAGCCATCCCAGCGCAAACGACCAAGGCCACCGTCGCCCACAGGAGGTTCGCCTCACTTCCTCCGCTTGGCTGGTTTCTTTTTGCCATTGGGTTTCTTCGTCACCTTGGCGACCTCAGCCTCGCCACGGGCTTTGACGTACAAAATTACAAAATCCGTTATTTCTGGTGCAGCGTATCCACACGCACCGATGGCGGCCATCCGTAGTCCTGGGGAAGTGATGTGGTCTTGGATGCCGTACCCGACGAGGGCGGCGGTGATCGCGGCGGCGGAGACCCGGCGAACCACCCAGCCAAAGGACACGGGTTCGGTCGAAAGGAGAAGGCGGGCCGTCATCGCCAAGCCCCCGAGGATGGAGGCGACCAAGCCGTCCTTGACCAAGGCCTGCGTCTGCTCGCTGTCGATGGATGGGGCAGGGGGCGGGCTCATTGTTTGACGCGGCGGTAGCCTTCCCGCCAGAGGACTTCGGTGACGACGGCGGTCAAGGAACGGACGTGGGCTTCCGTGAGGTCGAAGTCGCCGACGTGCAGGGCTTCATGCACCACCGTGTTGAGCCGTGACCTTTCCGTGCCGTGCTTGGCGTTGATGCGGATGGTGTAGGAGTCACCCTCCTTGATGGCCTGCCCGAGGAGACGCCCGCCCATCTTAGCCTCCTTGATTTTTATCTTCTTCTTTAGGGGCATGGTCTTTCTTGAGGTGGTCGACAAAGAAATGCCAAAACCCAAGGATGAGGGCGACAACCAATAGACCTCCGACGGTCGGCAGGAACCAAGCGGAGTCGAGGAGGAAGGGCACGGCCCCGATGCAGACGCCGGAGACGAGAAAGCCCGCCGCGATCATTAAGCGACCAAAGGCAAAGGCAACCCCACCGATAACCATCATCCCAGCGGCGACTAGGGTGTATAGGTTGCGCTGACCGTCTCGCTTTGCCTGTTCGAGTTGTTGCTTGAGGGCTTCGATATGCTTGGCCATCTCCGACATCACTTCCGCGTTGGCCTTTTGCTCGGCTTCCATCTTCGACCACATGGCGTCGATGTCGGCCTTGGCCTTGGCGGCATTGGCGACGTTGGCCTCGTACTGCTTGGGGTCGGCCTTGGCGGCCCGGGCTTGGGCGTAGGCGAGGTCTTCGAGGGAGGGCTTCGGGAGGCCGGCCTCCGCAACCGTCAATTCGGAGCGGACGACTTCGGGCTTGTCGGCGTTCTCCTTGGCGACCGAGACGGCCGCGGCGGTGCGGGACTCCAGCTTGTCCTCCTTCTTGCCGACGACGTCGAGCGTCCCTTGGGCGGGTACGGGGTCGGGCGTCGGGGTGGGTGCCGTGGAGCAACCAGCCAGGAGAAGGGACATGACCAAAATGCGATGCATCGTAAATTGGTCTTTGCCGGATTGCGACTTACTTGCCCTTGAGGGCGTCGAGGATGGTCTTGCCCTTGCCTTCGGCGGCCTTGAGCTTGTCGAGGTGCTTGCGGTAGACGAGGAGGCCGGCGACGAAGCCGATGAGCAGACCCGTGAGGAAGAGGAGAGCGATGTACATGGTTAGGAGAGTTTGGAAAGGAGGGCTTGGACTTGGGCTTCGAGTTCCGCGATCCGCTCGGCGTCGGACTTGGCGGGCGTCTCGGCTTGGTAAGCGACTGAGACGAGATACTCGTCGGTCATCTCGGCGTTGCCAATTACTTGGCGGCCGTCTTCGCAAGTGATGCTGAGGAGGTCTTCGGAGCGGGTCCAGAGGAGTCCGTTTTGGTCGGTGTAGGGCATAGGGTTTAGAAGTAGGTGATGATCATAGCAAAGCCGTTGGCGCCGTCTCCGCCCTTGCCTGATGCGAAGCCGTTGTCGGAAGCACCGCCACCGCCACCGCCACCACCGGGCCAGCCCCCATTGCCGCCCGCACCACCAGCGGTTGCCGTTTTATAAAAGCCACCACCACCGCCTGTTCCCCCAATGAAGTATTGAGTCGTCGCCGAGGTGCCAGCGGTTGCGGCTACGCCTGCGGTAGTTCCACCTGAGCCACCAGCGATGCTTGAAGATAAGCCTGCATAGTTAGACCCAGAAATCAACTGACCTCCTGCACCCCCAGCGGCTGCTGTCGTGCTTGCGGCCGAAGCTCCTGCACCGCCGCCACCGCCGGTAGGATTGAAGCTGAGACCAAAATATGCCGATCCATCATTCCCGGTCGTGGTAGTTCCTGCGGCACCTTGTCCAGATAAGACAAAATATCCATTGGAGTAGATATAACTGCCCGTTGAAACAGCTCCGCCACCCGTAGAGGTTCCGGCCTTGCCGTTGACCGTAGAGCTTGCTGTTCTGTAAATCGAGAATGACGACACGGAACCAGACGAACCATTGTTTCCGTTTGTGCTGTCAGTCGTGACTGATGCACCGCCCGCACCACCAGCGCCGACAGTAACGGTTTCCGTGCTTCCGAGATAACCAGCCGCGATGCGTCCATAGAAGGCATTTCCTCCGGCACCAGCAGAGCCACCGCCACGGATTGAGGAAGTGGCCTGACGGGCTCCAGAACCACCGCCAGGAGCTCCGCCAACAAGGTAAATCTCCACCCACTTCGCACCTGTTGGCTTGGTCCAGGTGAAGGAACCAGACGTGGAGGATGAACCGTAGGTGTTCACCACGCAACCGCTCGGAGCGACCCAAGAGACATCGTAGTTGGTGCCGGAGTTCTTCGTCAGCACTTGCCCCGTAGCCCCAGCCGTAGGGATGCCGATGGCCGCCGTCGATTGGGTCGTGGCATCCGAGAAGGTCAGCACGCCGCCACCGCTGGCTTGAAGGGTGAGGTTCTGGGCGTTGATGGTAGACGCACCTTGAAGGGTCAGCGTGGAGACGTAAGCCGAGTTATCCTCGTTGTAGAGGTATCCAGAGTAGATGCTGATGCGGTCGCCAAGCCAAGTGCCGCCACCGCTAACGGTCGTCCACTTGAGGTTCGTGCCGTCGAAGGTGAGGGCTTGACCCGTCGTCGGGACGGTCGAGTCGAGGGTCGAAGTGGCGCCGTTGGAGAGCGTGCTGATCGTCAGGCCACCGCCACCAGAGACGGTCGCCCACTTCAGTTCCGTGCCGTCATAGGTCAAAGCCTGCCCGGTCGTCGGGGCCGTGGCGTTCAAGGTCGTCGCCGCCGCGTTGGTCAGGGACGAGATGGAGAGCTTCGGCGACAGGAGGCTGTCAACGGAGGCTTTGCTGTAGAGGTTGATTGCCATGCGGTTGTTTTAAGAGATGACGAGTTGTTCCCAAGCCCCGTTTTTGCGGACGTAGGGGGAGCCGTCGGAAGGGGCGTCGGTGAGGTAGGAGCCGATGGGCTGGTAGGTTGCGGCGGCGGTGGCCGTGGTCAAGTAGGCCGACATCCCCGAAAGGGTCTGATAGGTCGAGGCCGCCGAGGCAGTCGTGAGATAAGCCGACATCCCAGAGAGCGTCTGGTAGGTCGCGGCGGCGGCAGCGGAGGTCAGCAGCCCAAGGGTCGAGGCCGACTTGTTCTTCCAGAGGGAGGTCGCCGTCTCGTAGACCAGGAGGTCGCCGTTGGACGGAGTGAGCGCGCTTACGTCGTGAAGCTCTGACAGCTCAAAGCCATTGCTTATACGGACGAGGATGGTGCCTTGGTTGGCGTGTACCCGCTCCACGATGGCGACATAAACCATGTGGTAAGGAGCCGAGGGCTTCGTGGTCGTGAAGGCGCCGGCGGTCATCGGGCTGAGGTAGAGCTGCTGGCCTTCGGTGTAGGCCGAGGTGTTGAGGTTCTCGACCAAGCCAAGGACGCAGACATAACCGTTCTGGTTGTTCGTGATGTCCGAGATGACCACCCCGAAAGTCTGGGCGGAGGTCGCGTCCCCCGTGGCGAGGGCTTTCGTGACCGTGACCTTGTTGCCCGCCCCGCCGTTGATGTAGACCACCGTCCCCTTCGTGAGGGTCGCCCCCGTCTCGTTGCGGACTTGGGCACGGACTTGGGTCGTCGAACCAGAGGGGAAGCCGAAGTCGAACACCGCCGCGAGGGAGGTGCCGGAGTTGACCACCGTGGGGGTCGCATCGGGGGCGAGGGCCGTCACCGTGCCGACGGCGATGGTCGCCGCAGGGCCGGGCGTCCCGAGCTCCACCGACAGGACGGCAGGGGCCGTCGCAAGGACCGCGACCTCAAGCGTCCCCGTTGTCTCCGCCACCGTGACCGAGAGCGTCCCCAGGACTTGCGAAGAGATGGAGATGGGCATCGGTTAGGCCGTCACTTGGTCGATGACGTTGAGGCGCATGGTCTCCGAGTAGAAGACCGTCGTGCCGTAGGCGAACTTGATGTCCCAGCGGGCCGAGCCCAGCGACCAATTGGCGGTCGGGCTGTAGGAGGCCACGAAGGAGAGGCCGTCCACCGCCATCGTGATCGTGCAGGGGTAGACCTGATTGGCGGCGTCGATGATGGACGAGGTGACCGTGGTCGTCAGTAGGTTGGCGGGGCCACCCGTCTCGGGGGTATAGGTGACGGTCCCCGCGAAGGTCGTTCCGCGTTTGAAGGTGACTGAGGTCGAGCAGGTCATGGTTGATTGGCCTGAGCCATTTGCGGATGGTGAAGGCATCTAATGTTGCCGGGATTGGAAGGGGGGTCAGACCGAGATGGATTGGGTCGGGTTAAGGCCGCCAGACCACTTGGTAGAGTCCGAGTAGTTGCCCTCCCAAGCGATTTGCTCGGTCTCGTAGTCGGGGGTCGTCCACCATGAAGGCGGGGTGAAGCCGTCATCTTCCCATCGGTAGGGCCCCTCGTAGAAGATATTGAAGGGGATGGTGATTGGGCCGAGGAGGTGCTGGGTCAGCACCCATTTGCTGTTCGTATTGTCCCAGGATACGGTGGCGATGCGGAGGCGCTGGCAGTTATAGTTCTTCAGCTTGTTTACCTGTCCAATCTCAAGGTTCCCATTCACCTCAAATGGGGCTTCAGGGATGGAGATTGAGACGGGGGCAATCTGGAAGGCGTTTGTCCAAGTCTGCAGATCGCATTGTGTCTCATTACCCCAAGGGGTCGTCTTCGTGTAGGCATCCCCCCCGACCTCCATCAAGGCCGCGTAAGGCACGCCGGCAGAGAGGACGCCGCTGGCGATGTTGTAATGGTTGAGGATGACGCAAAAGGCGTACTCCTTGGTAGTGGCGCCACCGCTCGGAGGGACCAGCGTGAAGGTCGCTCCATCGTCGAGTAGGTCGGTGTTTGGCGTCGTGGCCGCCGTTTTGGAGCCCGTGGGATAGACCGCCATTCCAACCATATTATATTCGCGCAAGCAACTGAGAAAGGAATTGGTCGCCGTCCGGCAGATGACCCGCATCTTCGAAAAGATGACCTTGTTCGGCGGGACTTGGTCGCCACCGCCGTCGCCACCATCCGGGATGGTACCAAAGGAATTAGGAACCAACTGAGACCAGACTGGATTGACCTCCAGCGTGGTCCCGTGACTCGACGCGGAGAAAGAATAACCGACTCCTGGTTGTAGGCTCATTACGAAGGGGGGGCAAGGTTGACGTAGACGAAGGCGTCCCAGCCGTTCTTGGCGTAGCGGATCTCGTAGTTGATTTTATAGAGGGCGCCGAACTCCTCGACATTCACTTGCGACAGGAGATTGACATGGCCTACCCCAGCAACCGTTCCTTTAGGAGCCCAAGCGGGAAGGAGCTGGAAGACACCCCAAGAGTCCGTCGATGTCGCCGTGTTGAGCAGGCCGAGCAGCGCTTGGACGTTTGAGAGGGTTGAACTGTAGATGATGCCAGAGTAGGATGTGGTCGTGGCGAGATAGTTCGTCTTGCCGTAGAGGCTTGGGTAGGTCGGGTCAACGAAGCCGATGAAGCGGCCGCCATTAGCCGACTCAAAGCAAGAGCCATGGGCACCCATGTAGGAGCGTTCTGGCTTGGACGGTGTCGTCTTCGACATGACCATCGGTCCCGTGCTGCTTTGGGTGTAAGGTCCAGCGCCTGCGATGTCACCCGCGTATCCAGAGCCAGTTGGTTTGGTGAAAAAGGCAGGGTGCGAGGTGATGGGCTCGCTCGTAAGTCCGTTGGCCGATGAGATGTTCGGCTTGGTCATCGTGGCGGGGTCTTCGCCAGAGCCCGGCTCGATGCCTACGTAGTCCACCGTGATCGTGCAGATGTCCAGGGAGTCCCAGCTGATGCGCCACTTGTCGAGCTTGAGGTAGCCATATGCCTCGTCTGGGTGGGCTGTTCCCTTGACGAGGAAGGCGTCGACGTCGGTGGTCGTGTCGCCCTTGAAGACGGAAACGGAAGTGCTGAGACCGAAGCCGTCAGAGACAACGGTCCAGCCCGATTGGAGGATGGGGGCGACTAAGTCGTCGCCGTTGATGACGATTGCCATTGGAAATTAGATGCTGCCACTTCGTGAAGCGGCGTTGAGTGGTTGGGGTTTGGTGAAGTCGGTCGGGACGCCGCCGCCGTTTCCGTTACGGATTTCCTCAAGGAGTTGGGTCTGCTTGCGGGACTCTTCAAGCTGCAGGGTCATGGCCTCCATCACCGGGTTTGCGCCGACGCCGACGACGTTGCCGAAACCTTCGGGGCCCTTGAAGCCGGTCGGAGTGGTTGGTGTTGGTTCTGCCTTAACTCCAACTCCAAGAGACTCAGAAAGTCGTCTTCCTTCGTCCGTGTTGGTGAAATACTCAACTGCCATGCGTTGCACTTCCTTGTCCTTGGCAAGGCCTTCCATCGTGACGCTGCCTTCGCGGAGTTTGCGGACGTACTGTTCGGGAAGGTTGAAGTCCTTGAACTGCCCTCCTTCGTTGGCGAGGATTTGACGCGTGATTTCAGCACGACCGGCCTCGACCAATTTGCGTTCGTCATCGAGTTCCTTCTTCCGCTTGAAGAAAGCAGCCGCTCTGGCTTCTTCGGCAGACGCATATGCAGTCTTCCCTTGAGAGATTAGGTCGATACCTTCCTTGGCGTTCTGACGGGCCTCGGCCATCGCGGCGCTGATGTAACTGATCGCGGATTGAAGCAGGACCATCGGGGCGGTGAAGCCGAGGAAGATGTCCTTAAACGCGGTGCTGAACTTCTTCTGGATGTCCTCGACCTGTTTTCCGAAGGAGACGGTGGCCGACTTGGCCTTGTCCATCGCCTGCGGGACGTCGGAGGTGGTCTTGATGTTTACTTCTAAGGATTGGGCCATGTCAGTCGGTCTTCTCCTTTGCCGGATTGGAAGCAGACGCGGCCCTCTCGGCTTCCATGTAGGCCTCCTCCTCTGGGGTCATTATTTTGACCTCCGCCCCCTTGCGGATTGCCAGGGCCGAGTTCAGCCAGATGGCTTGGCACTCCGGCATTTCCCACGCCCGCTTCTCCTCGATGCCCGACGCGATCAGGTTGGCGACAATAGCCAAGGGCCACGGGACGCCGTTGTCCCCGCCGCTTTTCTTCCCGTTCTGCTCCCAAAACTTGGGCCAATCGTGGATTAGGGCGTAGCCCGAGAAGGCCTTGACCAAAGCCTCAAACTTGGAGGGGTTGCGGTTGAGGCTGAGGATGCGCAGCTTGTCGAGCCAACCAATCTCCCCAAGCGGTTCCTCGGCGCATACTTGACAGGCGAAGATTAGGTCGGCTGGGGTGATGCCGCGCTCGCCCGTGATTAGGGGCGACTTAAAGGCCATCAGTCGCACGCGGTACTTGAGGCACCACGGATAAAGCGAACGACCCAGCAGCTTGAAGGGCGCCGGGTCGATGAAGGCAGAGAGGAAGCGGTCGTCCATTCCTGGACTATGCCCCTGCCGTCCGCTGGGTCAATTAGGTAGGAGGCGTAACGTCAACCTGCTCGTAGCAAATCGCCGTAACCGAGACCGAAGTGAAGTCCTTATTGGAACCCTTCTCGGAAATCCCGGTGATCGTGCCTTCGTAAGACACCGTTGCCGTCGAGCCGCCCGAGTAGGCTGATGCCGCATTGAGCGTGAAAACCAAGTCAGCACCGAGGGTAGGAACGGCTGAGGTCTTGCAGATGCCGTCGACCGTGATCTCGGTCTTGCGGTCGTCGAAGCGGGTCGTCTTGGTCACGCCCGTCTCGTCTGCGACCGTGGCGGAGAGGTTAAAGGTCGAGCTGACCGAGTAGGACTGGACGAACAAATTGCTGACGGTACCAGCGACACCGAAGAGGCAAGTAATTCCATTAGATACGGCGGCCATTTGTCTTTGCCCGTTTTGGAATAATTACGGGGCCAGACAGGTCCAGACCGAGAAGGCGAAGGAGGTCGCCCAGGAGCGCTCGTCGATACCCTCGTCCTCGGACAGGATGCTGACGTCGTAACAGGTCGCGTCACCGCCGGAGACGAAGGCGGCCTTGATGCTGTCGAGGTCACGCATATTCCCGACCAAGGCGGCGCAGCGGGCACGGTGATCGGCGAGGGTCGTGTCGTCGGCGTTGGAGAAAAGGGTGATGCGGACGGAGCAGTCATAGTTCCCCTCCCCCTCTTGGAGGCTTGCCGGCGGGCGGGCGGAGTCGCAGAGGACGACGGCCTTGGGCAGGGTCTGGGTGACGGCGCTGTCGCCCGTGAGGAAGGTGACCGAGGTCAGCCCCGTCTGGGTCGAGAGGTAGGTCGCAAGGGTGGACTCTACGATGTGGCGGATGGATTTGGTGCCCATAAAGGTTTGGTTATTTGCGGTTAAACTTGGCGACGTCGTCGGCGATTAGACGCTGGATTTTGGCGGGCATCTGTTTGACGCGGTTGCCGTAGACGAGGCCGAGGGTGTCCGCTTGGTCGGCGATGCCGTAGATGTTGCCCATCAGATTGCGGATGGTGACCTCGGCGAGCTTGTCGGTGAAGGTTGATGCGCTGTTGCCCGGCACGCTGCTGTGCTTCGTGATCCATCCAGCCTTGCGGAGTTTCGAGCCCGCGTTCTTCTCCACGCCGTTGATGACGGGGCGGGGGAGGGACATCAGCGCCTTGTACCAGCCAGACTTGATGGCGCCGACCGTCTCCTGGCGTTGGGCAATGTAGGTATCAAGGTCGGCCTTCTGCTCGACCACCCGCTTGTCGAAGGACTTCACCCCGCTGACGTTCCGTCCGTTCTTCCAGAGTCGTCCGTTGTTGCGCCGATAGATGGGCTTGTAGACCGCGTCGATGGCGGTCGTGCCTTGGAGGAAAGCCCCGTCCGAGCTGAGGGACTGGGCGGCCACGCGGTTGCCGATGCGGTTGAAATAGTTCTTGGCCTTCTTGAAGCCCTCTGGCGTGCCGAACCCCTTGTACTGCGGGGAGAGCATACTGGCCACGAATGAGTTCGCCGAGATGATGGTCGATTGGCTGGAGGCCACCTTCCAGAAAAGGCCTTGGTTGTCGTTCAATGCCAAGGAGCCGAGTCGCTTGATGACGCGGGTGGCTTGCGTCCCTGCACCTCCGCCAGTCAATGGGGTGACGACCTTGCCCACGTCTCGGTCCACGGCCCGCTCGCCGGCCTTCTTGGCGGCGTTGGATAGGCCGTTGCCTCCGCCCTTGGTCAGGGGAGGGGTGAAGGTGGCGGCGTCTTGGCAGGCGAGGGCGGCCTGTTCCAAGGTGGCGTCGCGGATGGTCTGCTTGGAGGCGGCGGCGAACTTCTGGATGGCGTCCACGAAGGCCTGCTGACTTGCGGGCGTTAGGGATACCTTGACCACTTTACTGGTTGTCGTCGATGACGACGAGCGTGATCCAAGCCGACGCGGGCTTGTAAGTCTGGGTCGTGATGCGGACCGTCTTCCCGCCGGCCACGATTTTCTTCCCTTGGCCCAAGGAGGCGATGGGGACGCCCCCCGAGAGTAGGGCCGCCGATGCCCCATTAGACCCGTCTGGGAGGCTCCAGGAGGCCGTTACGGCGGGCACCCTTACCGTGTACTGGGTCCGCTCCATATACCCCCCTGCCTCGAGGACTGTCTGGACGGCAGGGTCGGAGATGAGGCATTGAAAGGTGATGGCCCCCGAGTTGGCGGAACCAGCCACGCCGAAGTCGGCAATCATCTCCTTCGCGTCGTCCAAAAACTCGTTTCCGTAGAGGCTCATCACCTTTGCCCGATTTGGTAGAAAAACAAAAGACCCCCAAGGTTGCCCAAGGGGGTCTGGTTTATGCGGCTAAGGCCGCACCGCTTACGCGCTCTTGATACGCTTGAGGTTCGAACGGCCCTTGGCGGCACCGAAGCGAACTGCGGCGGTCAAGTAGAGGATGCCGCCCGTGTACTCGGACTCGACCAGGATGGAGAGACCACCCATGGTAGCGACGGCCGAGTTCGTGCCGGCGGACCAGACCGAGCCGGTGCCGATGGCGATGGCGTCCTTGGCGGCCGCGAAGCCGACGAGGTTTTCGCCGTTGTTCGGGAGACCAGCGTACTGCATGATCTGCAGGGTGCCGATGTTGCCGACGATGCCGGTGCGGACCACGCTGTTGTCGCCCTGCGTGTTGAACGCGGAGGTCAGCTTGGCGTCCTTACGGAGAGCGCCGATGTAGGAGGAGTTGAGGACGAGACCGCGCTGCTCAGGGGCGAGGAGGTCGTCGAGGGCGATGTCGAGGTCGACCACGTCATTGTAGTCGAAGTCGGCGGCGGCGATGACCACGTTGCTGGAGTAGTTGGCGTTCGTGACGAGGGCGGCAACGGCGGCGTTGACCTTCTTCACGATCTTGGCCTGGACTTCTTCCTTGAAAGCGTTGATGACGCCTTCCGGGCCCCAAGCGGCGAGTTCCTGCGCGTCGAACGAGCGGGTCGCATGGTAGTGGACGAGGTTGACGGTGGCCTTGGTCATGTCGGCGTCACCGGTCTGGTGGTAGCCGCCGGAAGCCTTGTCGAAGACGATGGCGTCGTCACCAGCGACGAACGGGACGTCGATGGAGATACCGCGATCGGTAGGGGACTGCGCGAGGGTCGTGAAGACGTCGAGCATGGGGAGCTTCGGGCGGACGTCGGCGACGATGATGTCGGCGAGAGCGGCCGGAGCGAGGTCGAAACCAGAATTTGCCATAGGTGTGTTTTAGTATTTAGGGGTGAAGGGAAATTATTTGGTGCGGCCGTAGAGGATGGCCGCTTGATGCTTCTTGAGGAAGGCGACGCGTTCGGCGCTGGGCTTCATCGTCGAGTACTCCTCGCGGATTTGCTCGACCGACTTCTCGGTCTGCACGGCGGGCTGTTCCGCAAGGACGGGCTGCGAGCCGGTCTTGGCGACGATGTTGGCGGCTTCCTTGGAAGCGGAGACCTTGGAGGCCTCGAGGTCGGAGACCAAAGCCTTGAGCGTTGCAATCTCGGCGGTGGCGGCCTCAAAGGCCACGGTCAGCTCGGAGATGCGGGCGTCCTTGGTGACGACTTCGGCCTTCACGGCGGTCAGTTCGTCAGCGGCGCCGACGGTGAGTTTCTCCACGGTGGAGCGGAGGTCGTCGCGTTCGGCGGTCAACGCCTGGGCGAGCGTTTCAACGGTCGAGAGCTGTTCTTCGATGGTCATCTTGTAATTGCTTTGTTTGGAATAAGCCGATGGGTTAAGCCCAAGTCTTGAGGGCTTCCTCAAGGGAGTCGGCAAGCCCGGTCACAAGACCAAGCTTCGCGGCTTCCTTGCCCGAGAAGGAACCACCCGTGAAGGCGGCGTCCTTGGCGTTCACGCGGGTCATCTTGATGGACTCGATGAAGTCCTCGTCGATGGCGTCGACTTGCTTCTGGAGGTCGGCAATCTGCTCGGCGGTCAAGGACGTGCCTTCGATGCCGGCGCCCTTCAGAGGGGAGCGGCTGGACTTGATGACCACCATCCGCACGCCAGCGTCGGCGTAGGCTTGGCTGTAATCTGGGATGACCATGTAGACGCCCACGGAACCGATGGAGCCCGAAGGCAGGGCCACGAAACTGTCCGCAGCCGCCGCGATCCATAGGGCGGCGCTGTTGGCTTCCTCGCCGAAAGCACGGGTCGGCTTGCTGATGCGGCGCATCTTGGAGGCGAGTTCGGGCACGCCCGTCACCGTACCGCCGGGGGAGATGACGTGGAAGGCAATCCGCTTGGCCGCAGGGTCGGCTTCCATCGCGTCGATGTCGGCGGAAATCTGGTCGATGTCGGCGGCGCCCATCATCCGCTCCAGGGGCGAGACGCCCTTGCCGATGACCCCCATCACGGGGATGACGCCGATGCCGTCCGCACGCACATAGGCTTGAGGGCGGTCGCCGAAGAGCTTGGCGAGTACATCCGTGAAGGCGTACTTCTCGGCCAATGCCTTGGCGTCGGTCGCCTTGGCTGGGTCGATGAGGAGGGCTTCGCGGCCTTGGAGACCGTTGTTGAGAAAGCGTAGCATGGTATGAAGTTAGGCGGGTAAGGTGTCGTTGTTGCCGGGCATCTCAAGGCCAGAGGGGCCGTCTTCGGGGTCGTCGACCGCTTCCGTTGCGTCCTCGGCCTCGTCCTCTGGAGACTCCTCCATCTCGGCCTTGGGTTGCATATTGGTGAAGCGCTGCATGGCCTCCTCAAAGGAGACCTTGCCACCCGTCGCCGCTGTCACGTCCTTGGCGAAGACGATGTCCTCGACCAGTTCCTTGAAGGTCTTGCGGAAGTCGCCGCCCCGCTTCTTGGACACGGCGGAGAAGGAGGTCAGTCCAGCCCGGAGGTCTTCGCGGTCGTTGGCCGAGTCACGGCCGTTGTCGATGGAGGGGGTCTGCGGGACGCTGAACTCGACGTCGGCCCAGTTCGGGTCGTCGGGCAGTTCACCCTTGGCGATGCCGTCGGCGATGCGCCATTGCCAGTCGGGCACGCAGTACTCGTCATGCACCATGCATTGGATTTGACCGACATATCGGTCAGCCTTGCCGAGGACCAGACGCACCAGAGCCGAGCCGGCCTTGCTGCCGTCGCCGACCACCTCGTAGGGTAGGCCGCCGCTCGCGATCATGCGGGCGAGGATGGTGTTGAACATATCCATCGACTGTCGAGGGAAGTTCGGGGTGACGCTCTTCAGGTCTTCTCCTGGTTCAAGGACCAGCAGTTTCCCGCCCATCTGCGAACTGATGTTCGACATATCGGAGGCGGTCACGCCGTTGAGGTCGGCGACGAGGCTGTTGTCGGCGAAGCCCCCATTCTTGGTCAGCACCGAAGGCACGTCCGTCACCTGTTTGACGGCCCGCTTCTCCAGCTCGATGATTTCCGTCTGGTCCTGCATCGAGTTCAAGGCCTGCTGCATCGGGGGGATGCCATGCGCCGCCGAGATACGTTGCTGGTTGGCGATGTGCAGGACCGACTCGGCAGAGATGAAGGAGAAGGTCGTGTCCGTGTTCTGCACCCAGATGCCCTTAAGTTCGCCGTAGGGACCGAAGACGAAACCGTCCCAAGTGTCCGGGGTGATCTGCTTGGGGTCGGTCGGGCTGATGACGCGGTGGCCTTCGATGAGCTGGGTCTTCGCCTTGCCGGAGGCGTCACGGACCTTGAGGGCGAACATCTCGCCGTCGACCGCCCAAGTGTGGACGATAATCCGTTGCAGTTGCTCGCCCGTGAAGCGACCCGTGATGTCCGCCTTGCGGGTTTCGCGGTAGTAATAGTCCTCGTAAAGACGCGCCTTGAGCGGGTCTTGGGCGTGGCTCGTAGGCTTCATGCCATCGCCGACGACGTACATCACCATGTCGTTGACGTACTGCACCATCGAAGGGTAGTTCTTCTCGGCGTAGCGGGCTTTCTGGAGAAGCTGCAGTCGGTCGTAGGAGTTGACGTCCTTGCGGGCGTCTTGAGGCGCCGAGCCGTACCACGCACGGCGGGCGAACGACATCCCGGCGTTCTGGAAGTTGGACGACCATGCCGACGCCTTGGGCGTTCCCTTCGTCGCCTTGACGGGAGGGGCGGGCTTCTTGATCGCGGGCTTCTTTTTGGGTAATGCCATGTTTAGATTTGTCGGTTGTCCCAGCGGACGGCGATGACGTTCTTGCGGACCGAGCCAGGATATTGCTTAGGGTCGAGGATGCCGAGGGCGTGCTGGGCTTCCGCAAGCATCTCCTTGGCGGGCATGACCATGGACTTCGACGCCGACGACCCGCTGTCCGAGTACGACATGAGGGTCTTTCCCTCCGTGATAAGGGCCACCGCTTTGCTGCGGATTGCAAGGAGTTCGCACTCGGTGAGGCCGATGAAAATGCCGGAAGCCATGTTAAACTTGCTCCGATTGGAAGGAAAGGGGGCGTGCCGAGGGCCAACGATCCGAACGTCCAAGCCATTGTACGTCCCCACAAACCCCCGGCACGCTTGCTATGATGTTTATGGGCTTGGGCATAAAGTCAACCAGCGGGTGCTTCCGTTTCCGTGGTCGTGGCCTCCCGACCGACGACGCCCCAGCGGACGGCGACGAGCATCGCCAGCACCTCGCAGTCGAGGGCGTGATTGTCCGAGACGCCTTGGGGGAGTATCCACATCGGCTTCCCCGTGCGCTTGTCCTTCACGCGGACCTCGGAGTTCAGCTGCTTGACGTAGTCCTCGGAGGCGTCACGGGGGTAGGTGTGCAGTTTGCGGACGCGGAGGCCGTGCAGGAGGTCTTTGCCGGCGGAGGCAGAGTGAACAATCAAAGAGACGCGGGTCGGCTGTCCAGGGACGACGATGGCCTGCGGGTCCGAGTAGAAACGGCGGGTCGTCTGGCCGTTCGATGAGGTGATCGCGAAGTCCTCGGCGCCCGAACCCTTGAAGGCTTTCCAGCCTCGGCGACAGCACTCGGCGTAGACGGTTTGCGTGTTGTCCCCTGAGTCCACCGCGACAAGGGCTTTGTGAACGCCCATTTTTCTGGCGAGGTCGTCGAGCCCAGACCACGTCTCGACCCTCTCGAAAGCCATCAAGCGGCTGTTTCCGTTGCGGGACCACCGACGGACGATGACCCAGAACCAACCTCGTTGCACGTCCACGCCCATCGTGCGGAAGGGTATGCTCCCGGCGGGGGCGTTCTCGCGGGTGGCGATTTGGGCCTTGGGCGTGATGACTGCTTCCTCCGCCCAGTCGTCGGCAAGGGCGTAGTCGGACGCGTTGACGGGTGCAGTCATTGAGCCGCCATCGTCCGACCATGCCATCGCCAATCTCTTCTGCTTGAATTGGCGACGCAAGTCATCGAGGCCGTAAGTGTCCGATGACTCCTTCGCCTTTAGCATCAGCACCCCAAGTTCTCCCCAGGACATCGTCGCAAGGCTGTTCCAATGCAGACCGATGTGGCCCTTGTTCGACGAGATGGCGGTCGGGACGAACATCCCGCCGGCATTCGCCTGCAGTCGGCTCGCGTTCGTGTCGGGCAGTCGCGTCTTGCAGCCAGCGCATTCGTAGGTCGTGCCGTCATTCACCTTCGCCAAGTCCCAAGTTCCGCTCACCTTGGCCTCCTCGGGGAAGCGGACTTGCTCCCAAATCCAAGGCTGGAGATGACCGCACTCCGGGCATTTCATATGCCAGTCCCGCTGATCGGTGGACTCGTGCAGCTGATGGAACTCCTGCCCAGCCGTCCCGCCTTGCGACATGAAGATGCGTTTGCCCATCCACCCGAACGCCGTGACGCGTGCGCTCAGTTCGGCGAGGTGCCCGGGCGGGGCCATCCAACATTCGTCCGCAATCGTGTATCGGAGCGATAGTCGTTGAAGGTTCGCCTCGTTCCAGATGCCACGGCAATAGACCGTCATGCGGTCGAAGTCCGCCGTCGTCGAGCGGTCGAGGTCGTCGGCAGATAGGCGGGACTTTACGGGCGGGCAGTTGTTCCAGACGGGGCGAAGGTAGCGGATGGAGAAGTCCTTCGCTTCCGCGTCGGTCGCCTGCAGCACCATCGTCGGCCCTGGAGCGTTCGCGACGATATGACAGGTTAACAGGCGGGCAAAGAGCGACTTGCCCGATTGGATGCTCGCGAGGACCGTCAGGAGTTTCGTCTCTGGGTCGGCGGCGATGCGCAAGGCCTCCGCGATCCACGGCGTGCGGTCCGAGCGGAAAGGCCCGGGCATCGGAGAGTCGGGGATGGCGAGGACGTTCTCCTCCAGCCAATCCACCACGTCGCCCGAGTCGGACGGACGCAGGACGTTGCGACCTACCGCCAAGAGGTCATCCTTCGTCATTCGCGGAAAGGTCGGCCTTCGTTTTGCGGACCCAAGCCTCGATTGCCTTCACGGCCTTGGCTGGGTTCTCGGGGTTGCAAGACTCGGCGACATCGAGCGCCAATTTGTCGAGACGGTTGACGATTTCGCCCGTCATCTGACGCATGGCTTCGGTGGCCTCCTTCGAGCTGATGTATTCCTTCGCGAGGATGAGCCGACGCTCCTGCTCCTCTTCGAGGGCGACTAAAGTTTTGAGGGACTGGTTATAGGCCGTCTGGTACTTGCCTTGGTTTGGATCGCCGGAGTCCATCGCCCCAAGCCAGACGCCACGGGCTCGACCGACCAGTCGGCGGTGTTCGGCGATGGTGTCGGCGAGGGTGCCGTCGTCCAGTTGCGCCGGCGCCGCGATGGGTGCCCTGCGGACGCGGGCATCGTCCTGCGCTTGACGCCACGCGACGGCCGCTTCGACCGAGTCGATGGGCATTCCCTTTTTGACCAGGACCGAGACGCGTTGGCGGGTCAAACCAAGGGCGTCGGCGATGTCGGTTTGGCTGGGCATTGTAAATACAGGGTTTTCGGGGGTCTCTTTTGTAAAAAAGAGCCGGGGTGTCGGGCCACGCGAAGCGGGGGG